GCGGTGGAGATGACCGCCTGTGGAAACCAGAGATGGATAAGACAGGTAATGGATATGCAGTTATCCGTTTCCTCCCTGCCCCTGATGGAGAAGAACTCCCCTGGGCAAAGATGTACTCCCATGCCTTCCAAGGTCCTGGTGGTTGGTACATCGAGAACTCCCTGACTACCCTTGGTCAGAAAGACCCTGTGTCTGAGCACAACCGTGAACTCTGGAACAGTGGTCTTGATTCTGATAAGGATACTGTTCGTAAGCAGAAGCGCAAACTGTCCTACTATGCCAACATCTATGTTGTGCAGGACAAAGCAAACCCTGGTAACGAAGGCAAAGTCTTCCTCTACAAGTTTGGTAAGAAGATCTTTGATAAGATCATGGAAGCAATGCAACCTGAGTATGAAGATGAAACTGCCATCAACCCCTTTGATTTCTGGGCAGGTGCCAACTTCAAACTGAAACTGAAGAAGGTTGCAGGTTACTGGAACTATGACTCTTCTGAGTTCGCAGCACCTGGTGCTCTCCTTGATGATGACGATGCTCTGGAAGCACTGTGGAAGAAGCAGTATTCACTGACTGCTCTGACTGCTGCTGACCAGTTCAAGTCCTATGAGGACCTGGACAAGCGTCTGAAGATGGTTCTGGGTGCCAAAGCACCTGCTCGTCGCTTTGATGAGGAACTGGAAGATGAGAGCGAAGGACGTGGTTCCTTCACTCCCAACTTTGAGTCAAGCAAGCCTCCTGCACCTGCAGCAGACTTCAATGCTCCTGACATCACTCCAACTAAGTCAGCCGACTCTGATGAAGATGATGCTCTGTCTTACTTCCAGAAACTTGCTGAGGAATGATGAGATACAACCAGTTGTGCTTAACCCTTTTGGTTGTCGCAGCGTATATAAACTTACTGAAATAATCTAATATTATCTGCAGTCTTTAAGGTTTCACTCTTATATTGAGTGGAACCTTTTTTGTATAGCATCATTTCTTCCATGTCATCTTTAACTACGTTTAGGAATCTTGGTTTTAAAACAAAAATATTTCTTCTATCTTCTTGTAGTCTGTCTTCATACATGTAGTTTGTTACTTCAGTAACTGGAGAATTGACCGTGGTCATTCCTTCTATTGTTTCATCAAAAAATGTTATCGAATAGTTTGAATCGACTTCCAATCCAGCAGGGAGAATTATTACACCAGATGTGTTTTTAACTTCTGTTGTTTCAAAATGATGTGTTGCATTGATATTTTCGTATGTTCCATACTTTTCAAGTAAGTAGTTCTCAAAATTAAACTGAGTCATTGGCCACTCATCATATACATTGAGAATATTATTACATGTTAAAACCAACCAGTCTAAATTGGCATCTCCATAGACTTCATACGCAACATTATCTGGTCTGTCATCACCTTTGATCTTATACTTTGTAAATACAGCAACATTTTGAAAAATATCTTCCCTGAGTTTCCCCCTCATGAAAAGATTTTTTACAGTAATATAATCAGATATCCTGGAGTCAGGGAGTCTGCTGACGTATTCAAAATCTGGTAATTGACTGAAGTAATTTGACATTAGAAACCGATGAATGAGTCGTCCATATCGTAATCATCATTAAAGACGGGAGTAATTTCAGTGAAACTCATGTTGATGTCATATGCAACCATCGTTCCATCTTGATAAGTTGCATAGTTTCCTGTTGGAGTATAGTTAACTCCAAACCCCTGTAATGCACAAGTCTTGAATGCGTTTAATTTCTTGTGCAGTTCTCCCTTTTCACCTCTATGTATATAAGTAATTCTAAAAATATGAGGTGATTTAAGAAATAGATTGGATTGAGACCTGATAGGAGCAGATCCTTGCTTAAAGAATCTGATTATTTTAATGATAGTGTCTGCTTCCGTTTGTCCTCTTGGTGATAATTTAAATTTGAATGAAAATGGTCTCAAAGTTGGACCCTTGAATAACAGTTCCATGTTGGGATTCATCACCATCCCCGTTGTTCTTGCCAACAGTGCTTCACCATCTACACCTGCAGCAGCTGCTGCTAACGCAGTTCCGACAGCACTCGCTACAGCACCACTATTGTCTTTTACTTTATCAATATATTCTAGAAATTCATTTGCACCTTCTTGAAGTCCTTCAAAAATTGCTTCTTTAGCAACACTTGCTTTTGCAATATCAAGAGCAGTCATTGAGTTTGATCCCCAATCTGCTTTGTTTTGGTCTGTTATTCCACTTGGTATTGGAAGAGTAACTGAACCAATAGAAGGTCCTAGGTTATTTGTTCCACTGTTGAATCCAAGTCCAGGGCCCGCCTGAGATAATTCTCCTGGAACATACTCATGCATATCAAAACGGATAACATCTTGTTTTGATGCACCAAGATCTGCTGGATGAATTAGTGTTGGAAATTTAGTTCTTGTTCCTTCTGCAGATGCTTCTGGTTCTCCAGCTGTTGATTTAGATTCAGTGTTTTCATCATTATCATTTTCAGCGTCATTACCAGATTCGCCACCTGCTTTCTTTACAGTATTAGGATCAACATTATCGATATTGTTTTTTATTTGATCACTATCTGCAGCCTTATCAGTTTGATTTTTTATTGATGTTCTTAATTGAGAATTTGGATCGTTTAATGCTTTTTTTTCTCCTTCTGTGGCTGTTGATAGTATTTCATTTTTTGTTTGCTTACCGTCTTTATCAATTCTTACTTCTTGAATTTTTGAAATTGTATTTCCTTTGTCATCAGTTCTATAGGTCTCTCTCATCACACCACCATCACCTAAGGTGGTCACTTGAGTTTTATAATATTTTTTCACACCTTTGGATGAAGCCCTACCCTGCTTCTCAGAGACTGTTACTTGTGCGTGAGGACTAGTTGCCGATGCCATTAGATATGGTTCTTTTTACTTATTTAGTACTCGTTTTGTATATTGTAATGATAGAAGATCATCGAGTTCTTCTCTATGAACGATATAGACCTGAGTTCCTAGTTCTTCCCAGGTGTATTGCCTATAATCTCTCCAGTGAAAGTTGATACCACGAAACCCCCAAGAAAAGACATCACTCACTGCAACTAATGGATGCTGATCATATTCAATGTTTGGAGTCTTTGCATAATATTTGAAGGTGCAAATGTTTCCTTCTTCGGGTATAGGTGTTACAGTATCATTCAAAGCATACATTATTAATTCCATTCTTTCTCCGATATCTTTCTCGGATTTAAGATCGTCAATAACAGGTTCTATGCGGTTCATTTGATACCTAGTTCGTCTTCTGTGATGATCTTAAATTCAATTTTTCTATCTTCACAAAATTCAACTGCTGCTTTCCATTTTGCCTTATTCACTTCCCAAGTTTTACATTCATAGATGTAAGACTTCGTAACTCTTTGTTTTTTTATCGGTGCTTTTGTTTGTTTCTTTGGTTTGACTTCAATTACATAGGTCTTGATTTGACCTGTGCTTTCTCTTACCTTTATGATGAAGTCTGGGTAGTATTTGTGAACCCTACGATCAAGAGGAGAAACATATGGAATGTGAAATTCTTCACTACCCCACTGAAGAATGTTTTCATTCATATCACACCATCGGCAAAACTTGCGTTCCCAACTGCTTCGGCATATAATATTAGTAGCATCGCCCTTATATTTTTTGGGAAATGACGGTCTGTATTTACTCTTGATACTTTCTGCCATACATAATATATAAGGTAAAAACTATTTATAAATGCCTGGCACAAAATTTTCATACGGCAATAAGTCTGCCGGTATAAAAGGATTAAGAACAAAGATTCTTGCGCCTGCACTAACCTCTCATTATGAGGTAAAGATTCCTGTAGGTGCAGGAACTCTTAATTCTATATTAAAACCAATTTTGGGAACAGATGGTCAGGAAGATTTGAATATATCTTGTTCCGAAGCATCTCTTCCTGGTTCATCTATTGCAACCTTTGAGATCAAGAATGATTATGCTGGTGTAACTGAAAGGTATGCACATAGAAGAATGTATGATGATAGGATTGATTTTACTTTTTATGTTGACTCAACTAAGTACTTGCCAATCAGATTTTTTGAGAGGTGGATGAGATTTGTTACGGGTGAAACAGGAACCAGAACAGATGGAGAAACCAGAGATTTAACTAATCCTGGATATCACTATAGAATGAACTTCCCTGAATCATATAGATGTGAAAGAGGACTTAAGATAGTAAAGTTTGAAAGGGATTATAAGAATAGATTAGAATATGAATTCATAGGAGCATATCCTATCTCTGTATCATCAATGCCAGTTAGTTATGAATCTTCTAGTCTCTTGAAGTGTAGTGTCTCAATGACATACCTCAGATATGTTATGACAGAATTAGCGAGTCCAACTTCAAAACCAGATACTTCTGTTCCTACTCAAAAACCCGATCAATCGAATACTCAGGAACCACCAGTCGCTCAAGAGAAAGAATCTAAGGTCCAGGATAATCCTGGCAACACTGCAGGTCCAAATACAGAATTTGCCGAAACTGATTCTGCTAGTGGATTTAGATCTGTGGATGATGGACCTCTCCTAACCACAAGACAAGCACTTGGATTAGATCCGATATAACCCACTAAATAATCACACTGAAATATTAACTATAGGTCATTATGCCTTTACCAAAGATTGCTACACCCAAGTATGATCTTGAATTGCCATCAACTGGCGAAACAATTCAATACAGACCTTTCCTAGTCAAGGAAGAAAAACTTCTTGTCCTTGCAATGGAGAGTGAGGATACAAAACAAATCACAACAGCAATTAAGTCTGTTTTGAAAAATTGTATTCAGACAAGGGGAGTTAAGGTAGAACAACTTCCTACATTTGATATTGAATATCTCTTCCTCAACATTCGCGGAAAGTCTGTGGGTGAAGAAGTTGAAGTTACTTTAGTTTCTCCTGATGATGGTGAGACTGAAGTTAAGGTCACGATTGGATTGGATGATATTAAGGTAGCAAAGAATGATGATCACACTCGCCAGATCAAACTTGATGATACCTTAATGATGGAAATGAAGTATCCTTCGTTGGATCAGTTCATTTCAAATAACTTTGAATTCAACGAGAAGAATCAACTAGAGCAGTCATTTGATTTGATTGCATCCTGTGTTGATAAGATCTACAGTGAAGAAGAAGTGTGGGCAGCTGCTGACTGCACCAAGAAAGAAATTAAAGAATTCCTTGAGCAGATGAATTCTACTCAGTTTAAGGAGATTGAAACTTTCTTTGAGACTATGCCAAAACTTTCACATACCGTGAAGTTTGTAAATCCAAATACCGAGAAGGAAAATGAAGTCCTTCTGGAG